GCCCAACAGGGCAGGGAATGAGAATGATTACAGAACAGATATACAAACAATTACCCAAGTTTGCAGCAGAAGCAGGGATATCACTGTCTGACCAAGGAGCCGCACAATGAAACGATACCTTATATTACTACTCGTACTGTTGACTTGCGGCACTTCCTTTGCGGCAAATAAGTCTCAGATATTCGACCCGCTGCTAGTGTCTCAGAGGGCGGGGGGCGCTACGTTATCCGCTGGCAAGGCGTATTTCTACGTGCCAGGAAGCACAACGCTGAAAGCTATCTACCTTGACCGCAACAGCACACAACCAGCAGCCAACCCTTACACGTTGTCAAGTGACGGCACCGCGCAACTCTACGGCGATGGCCTGTATGATGTAAAAATCACCACAAGCGGGGGGGTGCAAAAATATTATTGGGAAGACGTAAAAATTCAGGATGTGGCTCGTGAGCTAGTGTATTTTGACAGTCTTAGTGATGCGGTTACCTCGATAGGTTCGACAAAGACAACGCTGATCGTGGCAACGGACACAACAACTAATAGCCTCACCATCCCAAGCAACATTGAATTGCAGACCACCAACGGCGCGATTATCACCATTAACAGCGGTCAAACCCTGACAATAAACGGGCCTGTATTGTTTGCAACCTCGCAGGTTTTTGCAGGGACAGGCAGTGTTACAGGGTTAAAAGAAGCAAGGTCGGAGTGGTTTGGAGTCAACACGGACCCCGGCACTACCGATATGGGGGCAGCTATCCAAAAAGCTGTAACCGCAGCGAATAAAATTATATTTATCGGCGCTTATGCAAAATCATCAGCGATAACAGTTCCATCTGACAGAATTTTAGAAGGATACGGCGCAACCATCACCACCACTGCTGATAATATTAACGGGTTCAATGTTACGGGTTCAAATGTAACTTTTCGAGGCTTGACTATCAACGGGCCGCAACATACCGTATTAAGTACGTCACGAGGTATCAGTGCTGTCGGTGCGGACTCTGCTAACTACCTGACCGACATTAACATCATCGACTGCAATCTATCCACTTGGGGTATTTATGGTATTTACATGCAGTTTGTAGATGGATTCAGCATTTCAAAAACTCAAATTGAAAACATCTTTTATGCCGGAGTCATGGGCCTGTCGGTCAAGAACGGCATCATAAACAACAAAACCACCGTTAAGAATGTCACAGGTAATATTTCAAATAACGCTTATGGTGTCGCGCTTTCCCGCATTGAGAATGACAGTTTAGCTACTCATCCCCGTTCAATGAATGTTGTTGTGGACGGCGTGATAATTGACAATGTGACTGTGTGGGAGGGACTAGATACTCATGGCGGTGAAAACATACAGTTCATAAATAACACTATAAAAAACTGTAAAGCAGGAATTGGGATTGTAGGCAGCGACAATGGCACACAAACCCCGTCTTTTGCCCCGTTAAATAGTTCCGCAATTAACAATACAATTAACAGCGGGAAAACAGATGGAACAGCAAGCTATGGTATCGCTTTTGCCGGTGCACAAGGTATATCAGGGGCATCAATTCAGTATGCAACAGGCTCAATTATTGGAAACCGGATTATTGGACATGGAGACGAGACAAACAATATATCCGGTGGGATATATCTAAGAGATACTTCCGCGTTGGTTGTGAACGGAAACAATCTGATAGAAGCGGGCAGTAACGCTATCCACGTTTACCATGACAACAAAGGAATCTCGCTGATCGGAAATACCATCGTTGATGTGTGGTCTAATACATCAGCAGCAGCTTACGGCATTAATATGTCTAGTGATTATAACACAGGGACAATCAGTGGTAACACTTTTTCCCTCGGTACAAAAACAGCTACCTATATCATGCCATACCGCATGCGTGCTGGTAACGTGGCAAATAACAAAATATCTGTGGGACTCAACCATTATGTAGCTACGGCAAAAATCATAGATCAAAACATTGCCAACATAACCTTTACGGGTGGGCCGTTTACTGGAAGCAAAACATGGGACCCACCTAGCGTACTGGCTGGTGCGAATACGACTACCACGGTAACAGTTGATGATGTTGTTGTCGGGAACTCCGCACAAGCAGGATTCTCACTAGCGTTGCCTGTCGGTGTTTATTTGCGAGCGGAAGTGACGGCGGCAAATACCGTAACGGTTACGCTAGTTAATGGGTCAGCATCTACACAGGATATAGCATCCGGCACGCTGACAGTCACTACCTTCAAATAACCGACCTCGAAGCAGAGACAGACTAGAACAACAAGGAGCGAAACAATGAAACGACTCTTGATTATAGCTGGACTGGTAGCAACGGCGGCGATCTGCAACGCCTCTGGTATTTATATATGGTCCGGTTCCCAAAGCGCAGGTGGCGGTTCTGGCGGCGGTCACGTTATCCAAAAAAACAGTGCCACTTTCCCGCAACAGGCATATCTTAACTTTACCGGCGCTGCGGTTCAGGTAACTGACTCAGGCGGCAAGACCCTTGTTGAGATAAACGGTCCAGCAGGTCCACAGGGTGCCACAGGTATCCAGGGGCCGCAGGGTATCCAAGGGCCACAAGGCAACGCAGGTATAGCCGGTTCAGCCGCCACTCTAGCTATTGGAAACGTATATACCAGTTCCACCGTCCCCAATGTTGTCAACACAGGCACAACCACCGCCGCAGTGATTGACTTTTACCTTGTCAGGGGTGAGCAGGGACCAGCAGGCGCAGGAACGGGGGATATGCTGGCCGCGTCTAATCTATCTGATTTGGCGGATAAATCAGTATCAAGAACCAACTTAGGGGTAGCTATAGGAACCAACGTACAGGCTTATGACGAAGATTTAACGGCCTTTGCTAACATTTCTACATCCAATAACGTCAGGACTATGCTGGGTTCTGCTGATAACTCAGCCATAAGAACCAACATTGGACTTGCCACAACTGCCAATCTTACGGCCAGCACAAACAAGAACTTCCTGACCGATGCACAGCAGGCCAATGTCAATAACCTTTCCGGCACAAACTCAGGCAACGAAACAGCCGCGAGTGTTGGTACTTTGATTAATGGCGCAGGCGAACTTACAAACCTGACTATTGCCGATGCTGACAAGATAGCAGTTTCGGATGCTTCTGCTTCAAATATCCTGACTAAATTCACATGGGCGAACCTCAAAGCGGCATTAGGGGCGATCTTTCACGGGCTCACTGTAACTTGGGCCGAATTGAGCGGGACACCTACCGACAACACGGCATTTAATACTACAATAGCGGCCAAACTAACAAAAACGGTATTTGACAGTTATACCAGTAATGACCGCCTAACCACTACCGGCAACGGAACAAGCCTAACTTTCGACACCCACGGAATCGGAGCAGCCGCAGGGAGTGGTAATAAACTCTATGTCCAGAACGCTGATGTTGCCCGTAAGACCATTGGCACCCTGACGCAGTTCGGCAACGGCACCGGCTTGGCAACGGATGCGGTGTACCGGCCATATTACTTCTATTCTGCGGTTAATCCTACAGACACGAACCACGCTACCTTATTGACAACCGGCGTAAACGGATCGGTCAATTTTGGTTTCAGCGGTGTCCCGGCTGTTGGCACCGTCCATGCCGGAACCTTTGAAACGGTAGTAAGTGGCAACGGGGATGCTCTGAATGAACATGCGGCTATTATGGGGGTGCAGAGGTACGACATAGGCACAGGGTACACTCAGACAACCGGCCCTGTCGGAAGAGCATGGTTTGGTGACTTCAACCTTTTGGGGCCGATAGCGGTACAGCCTGAACTGCTCAACGGCGTGACGATGAATATCGAGAACTACTACAACGGTTCCCCTGTTGACGGGGCATCGGCCGGGCAATGGATCGTCACCAAACCCGGCACAGGTGGAGGTATTGACGCTAACCACCTAGCAGCCACTACATACCCCGTGGACGTTGGCCTTGGCATAGTGGGTTATGCAACCGGCCCTGCCAATGGGTTTAATAAAGCTATCCAGATCGGCGGCACCGGCTCGGGCTGGATGCAGTCCGGCACCTCCAAGATCGGCACCGGGATATACTTTGACGACGACATAACTACCGGCATCGACCTCTCCAGTGCCAACATCTCAGGCAACGCGCTTAAACTGGCTGACACGCAGGAAATCTGCAATTCGACTGATTGTTACACAGTGGCGGAACTAGCGGCAGTAGGCGGATACACTCTGCCCACAGCCTCAACAACGGTTTTAGGCGGGGTAAAGGTTGACGGCACGACTGTCACCATTACTGACGGGGTGATCTCGGCACCGTCCGGCGGCTCCGGTGACATGGTTGCGGCCACATGGGACACGGATACCAACGGGGCTATTGACGTTGCCAAGGGCGGAACTAACGGGACTACTGCGGCATTGGGCGCAACTGGTTTAGGGCTTGGTACGGCTAATGACGTTACGCACAAAGGTTTGACTATTTCAGGAACCGCAACAGGCACTCCACTGAGCATCACAAGCACCGTTTCAAATAACTTCGGGGTGTTAATGTTGCCAGTAATCGAATCCCCTACTTCGGGCAAACAGGGTGTGCTATCACGCCCTGATTTCCGCAACGCAACCGCATCAGGGACGTATACCGGAACATCGTATGAAACAAGAGTAAGCGGGACATCAGAGGCATCACCAAGTTCTAACACCCTTGCCGTTGTCAACAACTTCACATCCCGCATTGCGTTACAAAACAGCTTTGTGGGGACGGTGACAAACGGAGTAGGGGTTGAAATACAAGACGCGGTTGCAACTACGGGGACCGGCGGGACAGGTACAATCACCAATCAGTTCGGATTATCCATAAAAGACCTTACCAAAGGCAGCACTGGTAATTATGGTCTTTATTCCGCTATGTCTGCTGGGACTGGCAAATGGTTTCTGTATGGTGCCGGTACTGGCAATAGTTATTATGGCGGAAATGTCCAGATAGGTTCCTCCACCGCCACCGCAGGCGCGGAGAAACTGCAAGTCACCGGCAACGCCTCTGTGTCCGGCACACTGATAACCGGCTCGATACCTTCCCCTGGTGCAATCGGTGGTACCACTCCGGCAGCGGGAACGTTCACCACGCTTGCCGCCAACTCAGTCAAAGATGCCCTTGTGGACGGCGGCACCTGCGGAGCCTCGGGCACGGTCACCATCACACCTGCCAACAACGGGCTGGAAACCATCACCGCCACAGATACTACTTGCACCATCACCACGGCCACCCCGCAAGTCGGCCAGTCATTCCTGCTCAAGCTGGTCGCAACGGCAGTGCCTACCACGTTCACAAACTTTACCTTTCCCACAGCAGGCCACGGCATGACGGCAGGGAACACCTACCTGATAGCCTGCGCTGCGTTTGATACGTCAACATTCCAGTGTGCCGCGAGTCTGAGGTGATTATGAGAACACTACTGATAATCCTGTTGCTGATCGCCACCAACTGCCACGCAGGGCCAGCGGCCAGGCGGTTTATGCAGGTGATGGGGCCAACGTGTATTGATACCAGTTCAACGATAAACTGCATATCCTCTATTTCATCATCCGGGCCAACGGACACTGGCACCGCCTCTTTCCTGATGGCAGCCGGAAACATTACCGCCCACGCTGAGTGCGCCTGTGCCGGGGCTACTTCGTCCATACAACTATTTGTAGACGGCTCACCGTCTGGGTCACTTGTTTGTACCGTCGGGGATTGCGATAAAAGCACAACGCTTACATTTGCCGTAGCATCCGGCACTCATAGTGTCCGTCTCGCCGGTGCGCAATCGGGCAGCGGTACATACCTGGCCAACAGCTTTTCAATCCCGATACCGTAACTAAAACGAAAGGAGGAAACAAGCCATGATGAACAAAAGCATGATTCAGAAACCGACCACCAGCAGCAAAGGACCAAAGAAGCCGTCAAAGCCGAAAGGCGGCAAGAAGTGTTGAACAAGGGGGCATAGCCGCCTCACACCAAACACAGGAGGCGGTTATGCCTGACAACATCAATGAATTAATGTGGTGGGCCTTGAACGGAAGTATTCTGATAGTTGCCTTTTATATCCGTCAAGACATAAAGGAAATGAAAGACGACCTTAAAAGAGCGCACAGTATTTATGATAACCACGAGCAAAGAATTATCCGCTTAGAAGTCAGTTGCAAATTGAGACACGGCGCAGAACACATGCACATGAGGATTTCCGACGCTCAAGATGAAGGTTCCGGCGCATAGCCATGTACTTCTACTGCCCCCGCCAAGATAAGATTATCAAAAGGCATTGGCTTAAATGTTGTTGTTCTACCTGTCCATGGAGGCCGTACAAATGAAAATGAGCGCAGAAGGGCTTGATAAACTGAAAGAATGGGAGGGGTGTGTACTCCATCCGTATAAAGACGCGGCTGGACTTCTCACAATAGGCGTAGGGCATCTTATACAGCCCTCAGAGACGTTTGGAACAATCACCCTTGACCATGCCCTTGATATTCTGGCAAATGACCTCATACGCTTTGAAGAGGCGGTTAATAAGTATGTTACTGTGCCACTGGAACAGAACCAGTTTGACGCTCTTGTGTCATTCGCCTTCAACGTGGGAGTGGGAGCCTTCAAGAGTTCTACCCTGCTTAAAAAGCTGAATGTTGGCTTTTACGAGTCTATCCCTGACCAGATGCTACGATGGACTAAGGCAGGGGGCAAAAAACTTGATGGGCTTGTAACCCGCCGCAAAAACGAGATTGAGTTGTGGAACGCCTAAGAACTCTGCTGGATATTCAGAACATTATTTTCTGGCTTCAATGGGGGCAAGAAATGAAGCAACCTTTCTATTGTTTTGAAATCGGGTACTGTCTGCAAAATAACGACTGCTCAAACTGCGGCAAGTGTAGAGGTGTGACCAATGGCTGACTTTAAAACCCCTCTGGAAGTCCGTATGCTGCCTGAGATGGACGACCAACACTGGCAGCTTATATCGCCCTTGGTTTATCAGTCCGACCTCGTAGGGGAGATTGTAGTCCCCACGGGGTTTATTACTAACTTCGCCTCGTTTGCTCCATTGAAGTATGCCGCCATACGTGAGGCGGTAATACATGATTACCTATACAACAAAAAGAATGTTTCAAGAAAGATGGCAGACCAGGTATTTTTAGAGGCCATGCACTCAACAGGCAACGAGGAAGCCGAAACACACCTGATGTATCTAGGAGTCAGGCTAGGCGGTGGATCACACTACAGGGAGGACTGATGGAAGCACCTGAAAGGTGGATAACTCAATCAGTGTATTGCAACCTCTGCGGCCATGATTGGCAAGCGGTATATGATGATAATAACGCAACAAGGCTGGAATGCCCTAGCTGTCACGGAATGAGTAGAATAAACACAGTTCCAAAAGTTTAAAGGGAGGGAATATGAACGAGGACTATAAACAACTGCTGATGATTCTGGTCGTAGCTGTACTGGCGAGCTCCGCCGCTTTTGCTGGCAAGTGGGATATCGTGACCACGTGCATAACCGGATATTTTGCCCTACTCAACATGACTAGAAAGAGGACCGCCGATGAGATACCTGCTCCTGTTGCTCTTACTGACAAGCCTTAGCGGTTGCGCCTACAACGAGACGCATAACTATGTTAGGGCTGATGGTGACGTGTCCATTACCTGCACACAATCAACAGAGAAACCCGTAAAGGTGTCAACTGACTTGGAAGTGCCAATGAGCGCCATATAGAAAGGAGGCCCCCATGCCAGGAAAAAAGTGCGGCGGCGGGAAGAAAAGGTAAGGTACTGGCAAGCCCCGCAACAAGAGTTCTGGATATTTGTTTTTGATTGCGGAAATGCATAGCAGATTCTAATTGACTTTTGGCCGGTAATGTGTAAAATCAGCATTGCCAAAGTATAAGTATAAAGTGTATCATAAAGACATAACTTTTCAGCCGATTAAAGGCTGGCAAAGAACCCCTCAAACCCCTTTGTACTTATCTTTGGCGAGATACTACTGAGGGGTTTTTTGCGTCTAAAGGGGTTTCTGTGTATCAATGGCGAAAAGGCATAGCACAATGGACAGTGAAAGATACGCTCTATCTTTCCGTTGTTTTTACATGGCAACTACCGGAAGCCTTTGATATAGCTTCAAACAGCAAAAAGAAAGTTATAGCTGGTGGCCCTGCTGTAAAACTCCTGCCCGATTATCTTTCCTCTGTAGCGACCATCCAACAAGAAACCATATTCCCTGCGCTTGAATTTCACAACCCAATGGCGACCTTCACAAGCCGTGGTTGCGATAATTCCTGCTCGTTTTGCGCCGTGCCTAAAATGGAAGGACGGCTAAGAGAATTGGAAGAATGGCCGGTACGTCCGATCATTTGCGATAACAACCTACTAGGATGCTCTAAACGGCATTTTGACAAGGTTATAGACCGTTCCAAGGCATTACCCTTCGTTGACTTCAATCAAGGCTTAGAAGCTGATTTATTCACTCCACATCATGCCTCAAGAATGGCTGAACTAAAACATCCGAAACTCCGCTTTGCTTTTGATCATATCAACGAAGAATCAAAGGTAATGGACGCAATAAACCTAGCAACTGAAAAGGGACATAAAAACATAGGCTGTTATGTCCTATTTAATCACAATGATGATTTAGAAAGCACTCTTTATCGGTTGAATCTGTTAATAAGCAAAAACGTACTGCCAAACCCCATGCGATACCAGCCGTTAGACTCCCTGCACAAAAATACCTTTATTGATAAGAACTGGACAAAATTAGATCTCCAGAGAGTAACCAAATATTACAGCAAGCTCAATTTTCTAGGGCACATACCTTTTGACGACTTCAACCCGCAGGATGATGAAAAGCGTAAACAGCAAGACTTGTTTTAAACAGGGCTAGGCTACAGCCCACGGCAAAACATAGAAGCGGAGTAGTACAGGCTACTCGTCACAATCAGCAATGTTTCGACCCCTATACTGACAAGAGGTTATTTATGAAAAGCGATTATGATAAATATTTAAAATCAAAAGCATGGCAAAAACTTAAACAACAAGCAATAGACCGTGATAAGTGTTGCCGGTTGTGCAGCTCTACAAAATATCTGCACGTGCATCATAGAAAGTACAGCCGCTTTGGTTCTGAATCGGTTGACGATCTGACTACATTATGCCGTAAGTGCCATGACATGTTCCACAAATATAGCAAGCTCATAACTGCGCCACCTAAAGGCCAAGGCACCGCTACAAAAGAAACCATACAAAAATCAGGGCCAATTAAAGTGTACACAAAAGAAGAAATAAAAGTTTTGGGCAGGTAATTTTTTTACCTTTATCACTTCAATCTTAAAAAAACTTGTTGACACCATGAAATTATCTGCTATCGTAGAGACAAGAACAACAACGAAAGGAGATGGTGATGGAAAAAGTAACACTTCCAGAAATGTCAAAAGGATTGTGGAGGGTGGAGCATTTCAAGGTTGACCTACCAGACTTCCATTCAATGCTTAGAGGTCGTGGAGTTCCATTGGGTGAAGAGTTTACGCGGTTAATGCGTGGTAATACGGTTGTAATGTCTGATACCCCCGCCGAAATGCGAGACCATCGCAACGCTGTCAGGATGGCAAAAGGTAGTTGCCTCCTAAATGGTTTGGGTATTGGTATGGTATTAAAAAACATACTAGCAAAGCCAGAAGTTAGCGACGTTATTGTTGTGGATTTATCGCAGGACGTGATTGATATGGTCTCTCCGCACTATAACGACCCCAGAACAACTTTTGTTTGTGCAGATGCAATGGAATTTACACCGCCAAAGGGCAAGCGTTTCCAAATGGTATGGCACGATATATGGGATTATATCTGCTCCGATAATCTACCACAGATGGAGAAATTACACCGCAAATATGGAAGGCGGTCGGATTGGCAAGGGTCGTGGTGTAAAGAAGAATGCAAGCGCGGTATATAGACACCTAACAGGGCTATAAAGGAGCCAACATGAAGATTGACAAGGACAAGTTTAAAGAAGAAGTGGAGAAGGCGCAAGCCCGCGACCCTGACCTGACGCTAGGCGACATTGCCAAAGCTGGCGGGTATCAAGCGGACAGCAGGATTTACCAGTTGATGAAGGGCATCGGAACAAACGTGAATCCACGCATCGGGGAAGCATTGGCAAAGAAGTTGAAGTGCAAGACGGCAGATATCACAGCACAGGAGGCCGCATGAAATCACAACGCAAGCTAGACAGGTATGCCAGATACTCTTACGCTTCCGGCAACGCATTTTATTACCCAAACCGCATTATTGCCGTATGCAAGATGTATTTCCCCATCGGCCTTCGCCAATGGGCGGCAGACCAGATATTGCTCAGAGTTGTAGCGTTGGAGTACGGGGTTAACTACCGGCTGGCTGAGTTTGCGCCGCCTGTGATGGAGGTGAGGGGATAGCATGGAAATTAAAATAGAGTACATTGACGGCACAATAGAAACATTCCCCGAAACATCCCGTTCGGGAGGAAGCTATTGTACTACCGGCAAGTCTGAAATGGGATGGTATATTATTGAGAATGCTTACGGAAGCCAAACAATAATACCAGCAGACCGGATAAGAGCTATACGGACAAATAGATAAACGGAGGCTAGCCCATGAAAGACCTATTCGACCTGTTCAAGTCTCAGCCGATGAAAACGCTTTGCACTCTACTCACGGGGGCAATCACTGTGATACTACTTTCGATAATGGGCTGGCTGTTTCTCACGTTTCCCGAACCTACCCAACCTCCACGACTTGAGGCCGATAAGGGCGAGATTATCAGGCTGACACCTGCGGCGATGAAGGCCGCAACGTATGAATACAACAAGCGCAAGGAAGCGCAAGCGAGGGGGGAGAAATGAAACAAACAAGAGTCTCATTATGTTGCAATTCTCCCGTCACAGTAGAAGGCAAAATATCAATGTTCTATCGTTGCACTCACTGCGGCAAACCTTGTGATGCAAAAGTAGGGACAGTTGATATTACAGAAGAGAGGGCAAAGAAATGATTAAACTCATCTACGAAAACTGGCCGGTATTTTCCTGCGGTATTGCGGTAGGCGCTTGCATCGGTGCTACCATCATGGTTGTTGTCAACTCGCTGTTTCGGGGTACGATGTGCGAGGACTGCGACTTTATCGTAAGGGGTGATGAAAGTGAGTGAATTATATATAACCGGCTTTTTCTTCCTTGCCCTATACGTGGCAAGCGTGATCGTTGAGAAGTATGTGCTGCCACCTGAGAAGAAGAAAGGTAAACAATGAAGGTTTTAGTGGCTTGTGAATATTCAGGCGTAGTAAGACGAGCTTTTGCGGCCAAAGGGCATAATGCCTGGAGTTGCGATTTGCTTCCGCCAGAAGAACCCAAACAACAGCATCCTAACCATATGCAATGTGATGTAAGTATTATTTTAGACAACCATTGGGATTTAATGATTGCACACCCTCCCTGTACGCATCTTTCAGTTTCAGGAGCAAGGCACTTCCCCGCAAAACGAGCAGATGGACGACAGCAAGAAGCTATTGATTTCTTTATGGAGTTAATAAACGCCCCTATCCCAAAAATAGCGGTAGAAAATCCAATTTGCATCATGTCAACCATTTACCGAAAACCCGACCAGATAATTCAACCTTGGCAATTCGGACACGGAGAAACAAAGGCGACGTGCTTGTGGTTAAAGGGTTTGCCTCTCTTAACTCCGACAAACATTGTAGAAGGCCGGGAAAACCGTATTCACAGAATGCCACCAAGCAAAGATAGATGGAAGGAGCGCTCAAGGACATATCAAGGAATAGCCGACGCAATGGCTCAACAGTGGGGTTTATTATGACACAAGGCCGCACAATCCGCCCTGGCGATGCTGACTTTGCCGAGATAGCCAAGACCATCACCCCCATTGAGCGAGTGCCTTACACAAAGCAAGAGAGGCTTATACGTGTAGAGATTGACCCCGCAAGCGGGAAGTCGCGGCGGGAAACTTTGGATAAATTGAGGTGACAATATGAACTTTCTGGAAGCGGTACAGACGTTGGCTGAGGGAGGATGTGAAGGAATACAGTTACCTTCTGGATTGTTCACGCTCCGACTAAAGGGCGGCATCCTAATGGATGAAAATGGAGTTAATTTCTATCCTTATTATCAAACCATTGCTTCTGCCGACTGGCAGCTAGTGGGCGAAAAGCCGCAGACGGAGACGCGGGAGGTGAAGCGGTGGGTGGTAATTGACAAAACCGGCGCACAAGCCACCTACTACGAAAGAAGCCATGCAGAAGAAAACGCGCCCAACTCCGTGGTTGTCGAACTCACCGGCACATACACCATTGAGTTTAAACAGAAAGTGAAGCGGAGAGAACAGCTTGAAAATATCGCTTATGGCAATGGGATGCACATTCATATCCCGCACGATAGCAAGATTCCCGTTGGTGCTAAGTTCTACGCAGAGTATGAAAGCGAGGAGTAAATGTCTTTCAACTGGCGCAAATACTGCCGCAACGATGAAGCACCTGAATATTATGAGGTGATAGATGATTGTCCCGACCATGAAGGAAATAATGAAGTTGACGATACAATGGGCAGTGAAGAAGATCCGCGACATGCTGCTTGGTGCAAATGCCCCGACTGTTTGGAAGAAATAGGCGACTGGAAATACCATCAAAAGGAGAGATAAGATGATTACATTCACACCAGAGAACCCCGCGCAAGTGATGAAAGAGAAGGTAGTGCTGGACGGAAAGGTCATCGGGATAGTGTTTCCCTATGAAAGTGGCCTTGACACAGTTAGCAAATATCAGGCACAGCTTCAATTTATCTCAACTCAAGCCATGTATCCTGGCGGCTTTGGCCCCACAAAGATTGACGCAATAACTGACGCTATCGCCAATGGCAGGGAAGAAGCATTGAAAGCGCTGGCTGAACTGGCGGAAATCGAGGCGAAGATATGAAGCAATTAGTAATCGACATTGAGACAATCCCTTGCCAAGCCCCCGACTCAAAGGCAGAAATAGGTGATTTAATCTTGCCACCAGGCAATATAACAAAGCCCGAAAGCATTGAAAAGTGGCTGTCTGAGAACCGCGAGGAAAAGACAGAAGAATTGTACCGCAAAACCTCTTTTGATGGCAGTAAGGGTGAAATATGCTGTATCGGATGGGCTGTTGAAAACGGGCCTGTATTTTCCCTTTATCGTGATTTACATCAATCAGAGGCGGATATGTTGACCGAGTTCTTTGATATGCTCCAAGATGGAGAATACGAGATTATAGGTCACAATGTAATATCCTTCGATATCCGGTTTTTGTATCAGCGTTGCGTGATAAGCGGCGTGAAACCATCATTCAACCTGTGGCAGAATGAAAGGTACACCGGCGGTAAGGTATTCGACACAATGACCGCATGGGCGGGATGGGGCAACAGAATCAGCCTCGTCAACCTCTGTGCCGCGTTGAACATCCCCGTGAAATCGAGCGACATTACCGGAGCTACTGTGTGGGATGCGGTACTTGCTGGCCGGATTAAGGAAGTGTCCGAATATTGTAAGGAAGATGTATCCGCTACAAGGTCGGCTTATCGCAAAATGACATTCGAGGTGTGCTGATGGAAGAGATAGACTACGAAGCCCTGTTAGGCGAACGCCGCACCGGATGGAATTCTAAACCGATTGGAGAAGACCATGAGTGAAAAACAACCGCTTGAAGTTTACAAGTCCATTGTAGCAATCACCGGCGAACTCGCCAAAGAGGGCATAGCCAAGAAACAGGTAAACCAGCAACAGGGGTTCAAGTATCGCGGCATTGATGCTGTATATGCCGCCTTGTCTCCCTTGCTTGCATCCCATCAGCTTTGCATCCTGCCGAGAATCATCAGCAAGGAAGTTGTTGAGCGTGTCAATGCCAAGGGAACTGCCCTGTTTTATACCACCGTAGAAGCGAATTTTGACGTTGTGAGCGCTGTTGATGGCTCAACCCATACCGTTATCAGCTACGGCGAGGCTATGGACTCAGGGGATAAGTCAATCGGCAAGGCCATGAGCTATGCTTACAAGGCTATGGCCTTCATGCTGTTTGCTATTCCAACCGAAGGCGACAACGACCCCGACGCACAAACCCATGAAGTACAGCCGCAGAATAAGCCCACACAAGCCGCTAAACCTTCACCCCCTGCCGATGGTATGCCCAAGGTCAACCAGGCCCTCTACGACGAGCTTGCTGCTTGGTGCAAGGGTGATACCGACAACATGGACACCGTATTAAAGCGGTTGAGCTATTACAAGACCGGAGACGAAGCAAAAGGGGAGGAAGTGAAAGAATATTCATTCGGCCTTGACCGCTTGCCCAAGACTTCCGAGAAGTGGGCGGGTAAAGTGCTGACGGCTTTGAAAAAGATGATTGAGGCCGAAACAGCCGCCGATACTCAAATTGACACAGACGACATTCCCTTTTAGCCATGAAACATAAAATAATCATAACAGGCCCGACTCAGCGCGAATATGCCATGAAGGTTATTAAATGCCTTCCCAATGAACCAGTACACGAAGTCACGGTAAAAGAGCATAAAAAGCTACGCAGCTTAGACGCAAATAGCAAACTTTGGGCAATGTTGACCGAAGTCTCAGGGTCCGTTGTATGGCATGGGCAGAAGTTGAGCAAGGAAGAGTGGAAGGACATTTTCACAGCCGCACTCAAAAGGCAAAAGGTTGTACCAGGACTCGACAATGGGTTTGTAGTCTTAGGCGCTCACACCTCTAAAATGTCCGTAGCAGAGTTTTCCGAGATGATAGAACTAATAACCGCCTTTGGTACTCAGCAGGGCGTGAAATTCAGAGTAATTGAATAGCATCGGGGGTCAGCACAGATGGGGCCGACGGGCAATGTGCGACTGCATTGGAGCAGAAGGACGCGGAGAGAGAATAATTGCCGGTATTCGTTAGAGTCTACGGTTTGCAACTCTCAATATAGGCTACGGGATAGACAACAAAACCGGCGCAACCGGAAACAGGAGCGTACGCGAAATCCCCCGACCAAACCGCACCCCCGACCAATTTAACGAGTAATGGAGATATCATGAACTGTCCCCGATGTAAGACTAAAATGCACGACCAAACAGCCAGTATTTCATCAGGCTTTCATGGTAGCGAGTCAGAGAGTGAACTGCTATTGCCTCATTGGTCGTGCTGGTCTTGCGGCCATTTAGAACACAAGCCGGTAGAAGCCAAGCCGCTTAATACAAAAGAGAAGTGCGGCACGTTCATGGCTAACGCTGGCAATCACAGGCAGGAATCACAAGAGACAGCAAAGATGCGATGCGATGACTACTTCGAAAAGTTCAAGTATAGGTTCAAAGAGGGACTTGTTAAGGGCAAAACATTTAAAGCTATATGGTTAGAAATTAAAGAGAATGACATAAACCTTCCATCAAGGTCATGGCTTCGAAAAGCGTACCTTGATTGGATAGAAAGGGCAACGGGATGAACCCCCTACGCATCAAGACACTAACCAGCATGATAGCAAAGCAGATGGACGGAGAGGAAGAAATAACCAATCCCACCAACAGGCACCAGCGCAGAGCGCAGAAAAAGAGGGGCAAATGAGCAACTATCACGACTTCCTTTCAGCCAAACAGCAACTTGGCAACATGCACGGATTCAAGCCCTTGTTTATGCCAGACTTCCTCAAGGACTTTCAAAGCGACTTGGTGGACTATTCCATTAACCAAGGACGGTCAGCTATATTTGCCGATTGTGGACTTGGTAAAAGTCCTATGTCGCTAGTATGGGCTGAAAACGTAGCTCGTCATACAGGCCGCAACGTGCTGATACTCACCACTTGCGCCGTTGCCCCTCAGTTTGTGCAGGAGGGGGCAAAGTTTGGAATCGAGGTCACACGGTCGCATCATGGCGAAGTGGGAAGGATAACCGCTTGCAACTATGAACGCCTGCACCTTTTAGACCCGAAAGACTTTGCCGGGGTGGTTTGTGATGAGAGTTCCATCCTCAAAAACTTCAAAGGTAAGACCCGCTTGGAAATCACCATCTTCATGCGGAAAATAAAGTACCGCCTATTGGCCACAGCTACCCCATCCCCTAATGACTTCCCTGAACTCGGTACATCCTCAGAGGTACTCGGCTACATGGGACACATGGATATGCTGAATAAGTTTTTCAAGAACGACCTCAACAACAGTTCAACCGGAAGGATAGGCGGGGAGGTTATCAAGTGGCGGCTGAAAGGCCATGCTCGACAAGCGTTTTGGAGATGGGTAGCTTCATGGTCAAGGGCTATCAGAAAGCCCTCTGATATGGGTTATGACGACGGAGAGTTTCTGCTGCCCCCACTGACTGAAACGGAACACATTGTCGAAGCTAGAAGCCTAGCAGAAGGGATGCTGTTTGCCCTCCCTGCCGTTGGGATGAAAGAACAGCGGGAAGAACGCAGAAGGTCAATAGTTGAGCGTTGCGAAAAGGCCGCAAGCCTTGTGAACGGTACCGGGGATTATGGAATAGTATGGTGCCACCTGAACGACGAGGGCGATATGCTTGAAAAGATGATACCCGATGCTGTCCAGGTCAGTGGCAAAGACGATGACGACAAGAAAGAACGCAAGCTGATGGACTTTGCCAACGGCAACACAAGGGTACTTGTGACAAAGCCTGTTATCGGGGCATGGGGGCTGAATTTACAGCACTGTAATCACATGGTAGCATTTCCTTCTCATTCTTTTGAACAGTATTATCAGGCAATCAGAAGGTGCTGGAGGTTTGGCCAGAAACGGCCCGTTCAGGTGGACGTAATTTCCACAGAGGGAGAACACAGGGTAATTGCAAATCTCCAACGCAAGGCGAAACAGGCTGATGAAATGTTTGATAGTTTAATTGCAGAGATGCACAACGTACTCAACATCGAAAACAAAAAGATATTCAATAAAAAACTGGAGGTTCCATCATGGCTGTAATTGAGCAAACCATCACGGAAGATTATGCCCTTTATAATTCCGATTGCATTGAGGGTATGCAGGGTATGCCGGAGAAGTCCGTTCACTTCACCATCTATTCTCCGCCGTTCTGTGGCCTTTACCAGTATTCCAGCCACGAGCGCGACCTTTCCAACTGCGACAGCTACGAACAGTTTTTCGAGCATTACGAGTATGTTGTAAAAGAGATTGCCAGAATAACCCTTCCTGGCAGATTGTCGGCTGTTCATTGCATGGACACCCCGAACAGCAACAGCGGCAGGGACAGCTATAACGATTTCCCGGGCGATATCATCCGTCTCCACCAGAAGCACGGCATGGAATACATAGGCCGTCATGGGATATGGAAAGAACCCCTCGCGGTACGTCTTCGGACGATGCAGAAGAACCTTGCACACCAAACCCTTACCATTGACTCTTCTCTGTGCGGTATCGCCTCAATGGACTATCTGTTGCTGTTTAGGAACAAAGGCGATAACCCTATTCCAGTTTCACATCCTACCGGACTTCTCAACTACATCGGAGAACGTGAAATTCCCCGTGAATTGTACGAATGGCGCGGACACGACGGCAAGCAGACAGAAAACCGATTCTCTCATTGGATATGGCGACAGTATGCCTCTTCATTTTGGGATGATATCAGGATTGAAAGAGTCCTCCCATACCGCGAGGCCAGGGACTCGGAAGATGAAAAGCATGTTCACCCCTTGCAGCTTGACGTAATTGAACGGGCTGTAACTCTACGCACTAATCCCGGCGAGGTTGTGCTTACTCCGTTTATGGGAGTAGGGTCCGAGGTCTACGGGGCTGTATCATTAGGTCGGAAAGGTATCGGCTTTGAACTGAAAGAATCATACTACCGGCAAGCTATCAAGAATGTCAGCTTTGCCAAAGTGGAAGAACATGAGCAAGGTGATTTATTGGAGTTAATGGGATGATGTTTCCCAAGATTAAGCGGATACGCGACCCAAAGTATTTGAAGTTCTGCCGGTCACTGCCATGTTGCATCTGCGGGGCGATAGATGGCATCCAACCGCACCACACGGACAGTGGGGGCGTTGCATTGGTGGGGGATGATACAAGCGCGGTGCCGGTATGCCTCTCCTGCCACCAGAACATACACCAGCACCACAGCAAGCGGGGTTTCTGGAAAGAATCCGAACTAAAATCATTGCTTGAAAGATTGCACGAAACATACAAGGGGGCTTTATGATTATCGGAATTGACCCAGGACAGACCGGAGCAGTTGCAGTCATTTTAGGTAATGGCGCTGTGCATCTCCACGATACACCCACCGAATCAGTTAAAAAAGGCAAAGGAAACAAAACCGAATACTTGCCAAGTGCTATGGCCGATATCATTGCTGATTACGAAAAACACGACATCCATGTTTTCCTTGAGTCCGTTCATTCAATGCCGGGTCAAGGGGTATCGTCAACATTCAATTTTGGGAAGGGGTACGGTATTTGGATAGGGATACTAGCCGCCCTCAATATCCCCTACACGCTTGTAACCCCCCAAGCATGGAAAAAAGTTATGATGCTTGGAAACTCCGACAAAGATGCCGCCAGAGGAAGAGCACAACAACTGTTCCCTGAATCATCCAAAGAATTATCGTTAAAGAAGCACATTGGCCGCGCAGACGCGTTATTGATTGCAGAGTATGGCAGACGTATGCACAAATAATTCATACCGTTCCAAACTAAAGGAGGTTCACTGATGCAGTCACTTTATGACCGCGGCATTTATACCGGATGGGCGCTTGTAGTGGAGATGATAGAACGTGGAGACATTAAATCTCTGCCGGAACTCGCCACACATCTAACCGGCATATACCAGAACAAGATAGATGACCGACTCCAACTTGTAGTTGACCACGCCTATTCTATGCACAAGACACTCACACTGCCCAAAAACGCACAAAAAGGCGGATGGAAGGGCATGGATACGGCAACCCTTATCAGTTTGTTGGACAAGGAAATAGAAGAGTTTTACGCGGCATTATGGGCCTGTGACTTTCATGGGGGCGCCCCGGAGAGAGTGGCAGAAGAGGCAAGCGATATGTCAAATTTTGCGGCCATGATCGTTGATAACTGCCGAACCACACGAGTAAGCAATAATTAAGATTCACTTGCATTACCCGCTGATTTCTGGTATGTAGTGGGTACAAATAAAATTAAATATTAGCTTTGTCGGCGGCACCCGGCCTTGCAAAATTTCTTTTGACTGGCATAAGCCAGTAAAAGGCAATTACCCCCTGAGTGAATCGTGCCGGATTCCTTGGGGGGTTTTTGTTTGCATTACGGGAGGGGATGTGAAAATACGAAACTGGTCTAAGTTTCAACACTTCAAAGATAGAAACCCACCTTGGATAAAACTGCACCGTGAAACTTTGATACAACGTGATATCATGATGATATCAAGCTGTCATTTCAGACTTCTTATTTGCCTTTGGATACTCGCCTCAGAAGATAGGGAAAAAGAGGGTAATTTACCATCAATTGAGGATATTTCTTTTAGGCTAAGGATGGATGAGAAGGAAATTGCTCAATTATTATCAGGTCTTACAATATGGATAGATGATATTGATATCAAGATGATATCAGAGCGATATCAAGTTGGACCCCCAGAGACAGAGACAGAGACATATAAACCAGAGACAGAGACAAAGAAAAAGAAAACCCTTTGCGCATTTGACAATGCGCGACTATCTGACTTCAATCGTTTTTGGGATTCTTTCGGGTATAAGAAAGGAAAAGGCGGAGCAGAAAAGGCGTGGATGAAGATTAAAAACTATTCGCCTGAATTAGTGGAAACGATTATTCTAGCCGCCGAACTGGAAACAAACCAAAGGCACTTTGTTATGCAACGGGGTGGAACTCCAAAATGGGCAGAGGGATGGTTAAACGAAAGACGATGGGAAGATGAACACGTACCGATTGTGATACCAATGAGCGACAGGCAGATAAGAGAAGCACAAGGCATGGAATCTCTCAGGCAATGGGCAGAGGGGGAGATATGACAGATAACGACAAGAAACAGTTTGCTGCGGCAATGGCCGGACTCTACAAGATATTCAACAAAGAACCGGACACAGACATCACAAGGGTATTGTTCTTTACTCTCCAACACCTTGACATTGCAGGGGCCGAGTATTGCATATCCCAAGCAATACTGAAAGAGGCGCGTTTTCCACTCCCAAAAGACCTTGTTAAATATCAGCACGAAATACCCCGTAAAGCGTTACCGAGGGTTGAATACAAGGCAGAGTATAACGATAAACTTAAAGACCAGTCTATGAGGATAATCAATGGCATCCTTGATGGTGAATTCACTAAAGAACAAACAATCAAAGAAATGGAAGCGATGGAAATACAACACCCCCGTATTGGGTGGAGTGAGCAAGCCGCAAGTCTCGCCAGATATTACAGTTCCGAGTCACGAGACACCCCTGGTGGATGGCATGACCGTGACTGAATTAGCAGACAGTTTATTTTAGTTTACCGGCCTAGTCGCGGCATAGGAGAGGAAATGAGTAAAGTTCATTTTGAGGGCAGAACAGAGATAAGAGCAGCTAGGCTTTACCGTGTCGCTGCTTGTGGTAGCTTGTGGGAAGATGCCGCGAGAAAAGAATATCTAATCACGAAAGAGGCATGTTTAGTGACTTGTCAGAGATGCGCTAAGAATATGAAGGTTAGTCCACAACCCTGATGAGAAAGGAGATGAGCGATGGTACACGAATTAAAGACCGATTCGGTGGTATTTCAGGACGTAATGAACTGCGTAAAGAAATTTGAGATACGCAAGAACGACAGGGGTTTTCAAGTAGGTGATTATCTCTGGCTACGAGAAACAGCATACACAGGCGCGGAAATGGCGCAAGGAGAGCAGTTAATCTACACAGGCGGTGATGTGGTGGTCAAAGTTTATCACATCCTTAACGGACCGATATACGGCCTTGTTGACGGTTGGTGCATTATGTCAATCGGCTTATGTTGAGTCAGTCGAGATAACGAATAAGGAGGCAGTATGAAAACAGCGCATGAACTTTTTGACGGCAGCGAAGCACATTTATTGGACGAAGACCAGCCTTCCGCTGCATCGGCTGGTTTGGTTTGGTCAACGGAAGTGCCAACTATTCCAGGCTGGTACTGGTATAAAGATCATCACGGAGTAGTGAGGATTGAGCAGGTGCACCAACATTTGCAAGATTCTGACACCCTGACAATACTTGAAAACTCGTGGATGGGTTGGCGGCATGTGTCTATAAAAAACATGGGCCGGCAGTGGGCTGGTCCGATTATTCCTCCGATAAACTGATATTTAGCCCTCCTGAGTGGGGAGAAAGGAGACAGGATGAACGACAATAGTTCAGACAGAGCATGTAATGCAATTTGTGAATATGCGTCACAAGTAAAAGACAGGATGATAGAGGCCGTGAGTTGCTACGACCTTCCGCAAACAATATTCCGACCTAAACTCACGATAGACGGCAATCAGTGGTGTGCCCTGTATGGTGATGATTTACAAAGCGGAGTGGCGGGGTTTGGTGATTCCCCTTATGCGGCAATGAATGATTTTGACAACAACTGGTATAAAAAGTTGCCGCAGAAAGTGGAGGGTTTATGAGACGGAATATGTTTGAACGCATGTCAGACAAGAGGTGTGCTGTTCACAAAGCCGAGATTGACGGAATTGTGGCTGACAGTCTTGATGTAAGAAAAGCCCTGATGGAACGTGTAACTTCGGGTGAAATTACGCTTGCTCAAGCGCAGGATGAACTTGCCAAGATTAAAAGAGGAGCAAAAGCCTCCGGCAAGATAACCAGAGAACAGGCATATAATCGCGGTTAGTCCACAACCCTGATGGAGAAAGGAGATGAGCGATGGTACACGAATTAAAGACCGATTCAGCGGTATTTCAGGACGTAATGAACTGCGTAAAGAAATTTGAGATACGCAAGAACGACAGGGGTTTTCAAGTAGGTGATTATCTCTGGCTACGAGAAACAGCATACACAGGCGCAGAAATGGCGCAAGGAGAGCAGTTAATCTACACAGGCGGTGATGTGGTGGTCAAAGTTTATCACATCCTTAACGGACCGATATACGGCCTTGTTGACGGTTGGTGCATTATGTCAATCGGCTTGTGTTGAGTCAGTCGAGATAACGAATAAGGAGGCAGTATGAACGAATATGAGGATGGTCCCGCAGAACAACTTGAACAGGAATTAGCAGACTATGAGAAGCGCCAGCCTTCCGCTGCATCGGCTGGGTATGAAAAGATGGAGGTAATTAAAGGTACGAAGCCGCTTGCTATGTACGAAGTAATAAGCGTTGGATTCGGTTCTGCCATGCTCCTGAGAGATAACAAGCCCGTATGGGTGGAATCTCAAAACGATGAATATACCGACTGCTTGACTGTGAAACAGGCGGAGTCAATGGCGGCTATGTATCCAGAGTGTGATTGGCGCATTCACCTTATCGGCCCCCTATCTGAGTTTTATTATCAGCGGCAGGGAAACGAGAAATGGGTGATGTATGAAAAAGGTAAGGGATTCGCATAGCCCTCCTGAGTGGGGAGAAAGGAGACAGTACATGGTAAGGCAATTACAGCGATTCAGAGTTGGTGATATTATCAGGATGCCGCATTACGCAACATGCGGGGGATTCCGTTGCTGGAAAGTGATAGCTGAGATATTAGGAGGGGTCAAACAAGAAGGGACATACCAACTGCAACCGCTGGACGTTTCCGACAATGAGACGATACAAGTCCCTTGCTTAATTCTTGAGTCTCATCCTGAAATAACAAGGATATAAACTGTTTAGCGGCCACGGCCAAGGGGAGAGATAGGATGAAAACAAGAAACCCTCCAAAATGGTACGTTGAGTACCGAAACGATACCAGAGATTATGCCGTGGTAAAAGACGGATCCACCGACTCCCTGCATTGGAATAGAATTGAGGCATTACAGCGCATAGTCATTTTGGAAGAAGGGGAGAGTGGAGAATGACTTTCGAGGAAAAGAAAGACAGTTTCAAAAACGTAGCAACAGACGCTGATGGTTTCAATGTGTATCGGTCTTGGCACTTATCATCCATGTATGATGCTGGTTACGCCGCTGGCAAAGAAAGGGCGGCGGAGATATGTGATAACTTAAAGGGTGATTACGCCAACACCGGGCTTGCCACTAACTACGATTGTGCCGAGGCAATCAGGAGGGACGGAGAATGAGCGAGAAAGTTGAAGCGGCAAAGCATTGGATTGAGATTAATAAAACATCAAGACGGCCAACAGCACCAGAAGCAATAACGTTGTTAGAAGGTCTTTTATCCGAAATCCAGCGCCTCACCGAAGAGGTAGAAAGACTCAAAAACGAAAACATAAACCATTTTAACGAGATGTTTACCAAAAATCGGGAATTAATGGCAGAGATTACCCGCCTCAAAACAGCCCTATCAGGCCGCACATACTACCACGACAACGCAGCGGTTGAGGAAGAGAATAAAAGACTGGCGAGTGAGCTTAATGAATACAAGATTGCTAATAGCTTTGGCAGGCAGAGGGTAGAAGAACTTAAATCAGATTTACGCAAGTGTCATAGAATGTACGAACAAGCGGCAGTTAGATATTTTGAATTAGGTGGAGATGTGATGGATGATTATAACCAAAACATCACACGCCATGAGCATGTTGATTGCCCTGAAATGAGAGATAAAGCTGATTCAATGTTGTGGCATTGTGAACAAATCGTGAAACTTACCGCCGCCCTCCAATCCGCACAGAAAGAGACGGCAAGGGACTGTATAGCAATGCTTGACAACGTGTACGCCACATACAAAGGATTTATGGCGACCGGCAAAGGCATGATGGAGCTAACGAAGGACGCTATCAAGTCTCGCTACGGAGTGGAGTGATAAGAATTGACATACCATTAAAAATATGCTATGTAACGGCACAATACCATTGGAGACGGAATGAACATCAATGACCGCACCATAAACGCCTCGCAGCATTTCCGATTTTCCGCCGCTCAACAGGAAGGGGAAACTCTCCAATACATAATCAGTTATGCTTCGATTCTCCAGTCAGCCGAAATATCCACAAGCACATGGGAAGCATCAACAGCATCAGTCGCAAGCCCTTCTAACACAACCACATCAGCAACAGCCAAAATAACCGCATCATCCGGCCGGCACGAAATCACCAACACAATCACAACCACTACAGGCGAAACACACAAGCGCATTATAGCCCTTGTCGTCAAGCGCGACGATAACTACGCAGCAGGGGATTACAACTGATGACTGCCCCAGCAAAACAGAAACATGCAGGAGGCAGACCGCCTAAGTTCTCAGCCGCCGCAGAGATGCAAGCAAAGATAGACGAATACTTTGCTCAATGTGATACTAAAGATAAACCTTACACGATATCAGGGCTTGCTTATCACCTCGACATGACAACACAGGCGTTAAGAGACTATGGCAGAAAAGGCGATGAGTTTCTTTGCGTTAAAAAAGCTAAACAGCGGATTGAGTCCTGTTTTGAAGAGAACTTGACAAAAGGGAACGCGACCGGATCAATATTTTGGCTAAAAAACCACGCAGGATATAAAGACGCTATTGAGCAGAAGCACACAGGCGACCCCGATAATCCTGTTATCGTTCAACACATCCGCCCTTCAATCACCAGAGAGGAATGGTTAAAGCATCATGGCCTGGACACCGCAAGCGGGACCACAGTTAGCGGCACTTGAAGCTGATTGGTGCGATGAACTTTTCTTTGGTGGCGAACGCGGCGGTGGTAAATCCGATTTACAGCTAGGCTACCAAGAGGACGGAGCTTTAAAGTATGGCAAGCACTCAAATGGTATCATGTTCCGCAAGACGTATCCAGAGATGGAGGAATTACAAAGCAGGGCAGTAGAGATATTTACGGCATCAGGCGCGGCGTTCAGAACTCAGCCATCAGGCAATTACCCTTTTTCTAACTGCTGGTACTGGCCTAACGGCGCAACAGTCAAGATGCGGTACATAGAGAATGAGAAGGATTACGGCAGATACCACGGCCACCAATACACGCGAATCAGCTTTGACGAAGTAACTGAGTATCCAACACCCGACGGTCTTTTAAAAATGTTGTCAACTCTGCGATCAGCTAACGGTGTGCCTTGCTCCATGAGGTCAACCGGCAATCCTGGCGGCATTGGTCATGTATGGGTAAAGGCGAGATATGTTGATATTTCCCCGCCGTTTACACCTTATACTGACCCTGAAACCGGCTTTACTCGGATGTTCATACCTTCAAAACTATCTGATAACCAGATACTTGTAAGGAACGACCCGAACTATCGCAACAGGATATTAGCCGCGACATCAGGCAATGAAGCACTCAGGAAGGCATGGACAGAAGGCGCTTGGGATATCGTAGCAGGGGCGTTCTTCTCAAGGTGGGACAGTAACAAGCATGTTGTCTCACCCTTTGAAATACCTGCAGACTGGACGCGGTTTTGCTCTTTCGATTGGGGTTCCTCGCATCCGTTCTCTGTTGGATGGTGGGCAGTTTCAGACGGTACACTGCCGAAATACCCATCAGGAGCGTTGATAAGGTTCAGGGAATGGTACGGCATGGCCCGCCCGAACGTAGGTCTTAAAATGTCAGCACAAGCCGTTGCAAGTGGCATAAAAGAGCGAGAGAACGAGAATATTGCTTACAGAGTTGCCGACCCTGCCATATTCGCAGAGAACGGTGGTCCTTCAATAGCTCAATCAATGTTGCCTTTGGCTTGGAAGCCAGGAGATAACAAGAGGCAGCCAGGATGGACGCAGATAAACAATAGATTGATCGGCATAGACGGACGACCGATGATTTATTGGTTTAATACCTGTGTAGATTCAATCAGGACTATTCCTGGGTTGCAACATGATAAAAACAAGATTGAGGATGTAGACACAGACGGGGAAGACCATGCAGGAGACGATACGAGATATGCTTGTATGTCAAGACCGTGGATAATGCCAAAGACCGAACCGGAACCAGAAACAGACCGCTGGGACAACGCATTTAACGAAGAACCAGAAAACGATTGGAAAACGATATAAATCAAAGTGTTTTAGTACTGAGCGCATGGCATTTAGTGTAATAAAAATAGACAGTTGAAAATTGACCCCTTTGCCGCCTAACAGCAGCCAGGAGCAGACAATGGCATACAAGACCGACCACGCAACGCTTGTTCAGTGGTTTGAAGCAGCAGAGGACTCCACGCTAGACGCTAGAACGCTGTCAGAGCGTGATGCTGACTACTACGATGGAAACCAGCTTACCAAAGAAGAGCTCGATATACTTGCCAAGCGCAAGCAACCCCCTGTAATCAACAACCGCATCAAACCCAAGATTGACTTTATGCTCGGTCAAGAGTTGAAGTCACGCACCGATCCCAAAGCATTCCCCCGCAATCCTCAAGTTGACGAAGAAGCCGCCAACGCTGCCACCGACTCATTGCGCTATATCTGCGATAAATCTTCATTCAACCGCACCAAGTCACTCTGCTACGAAGATGGCCTGAAATACGGCACATATGGCACTCAGCTTGTAATCACCAAGAAGAAAGGCGGTTATGAGATTAACCCTACTCATGTCCCGTGGGACCGGCAGTTTTACGACCCTCATTCAAGGGCTAAAAACTTTTCTGATGCCAAGTACAAGGGCATTGTTATCTGGCAGGACAAAGAAGATGCCCTTGAAATGTTTGGCAAAGATGCAGAGAAGGTCTTGACCGATACATGGAGTTCGGCCGGTACAGAGACTTTTGATGATAAGCCCCATAACCGATGGGTAGACACCAAGCGCAACCGCGTGAGAATCGTCTACATGGAACACCTTGAAAACGGCCAGTGGTACGGCTGTTTCTTCACCAAGTCCGGTTACATCAAAGAGCCTGAGTTGTCACCTTTTGTGGATGATGACGGTGATTCAATCCCTTCCCTTGAATATCAAAGCCTTTATGTAGACCGTAACGGCAATAGATACGGGCAAGTTAGACAGTATATCTCCATGCAGGACGAGATTAACAAGCGCCGGAGTAAAGGGCTTCACCTTCTCAACTCACGGCAGACCATCGGAGAGAAGGGCGCGGTTGACGATGTAAACAAATCCAAAGCCGAACTTGCTAAACCTGATGGGCATGTTGAAGTCACCCCCGGCATGAAGTTTGAACTCGTGCCGACAAACGACATGGCCGCTGGTAACTTCCAGATGCTACAGGAGGCCAAAGCCGAGATTGACGCACAGGGGCCAAACGCAGCCTTGACAGGGGCTGAAAGCCGCGACTTATCTGGTAGAGCTATCCAGGCATTACAGCAGGGCGGCAACACTGAAACCTCCCTCCCGATTGACGGACTGAGAGATTGGGAGCATCGCAATTACCGCTTGATGTGGTATGCAGTCAAGAAATACTGGACCGCCGAGAAATGGATCAGGGTTACCGACGATGAAGATACGCCGAAGTATGTAGGGCTGAACATCCCCACAACCGCAGGCGAACAGATGATTAAGCAGCTACAGGTGCAAGGCGAACAACTCACGCCCGAACAAGCACAACAGATAATGATGGACCCCCGCGCACAACAGCCGGTGATAGAAAACAACGTAGCAGAACTAGATGTTGACATTATCCTTGACGATGTTCCTGATACTGTCACAATTCAGGCTGAACAGTACGAGCAGCTTGCACAGTTATTCCCTGCCATGCCGGATGAATTGAAGCCGATGGGCTTGGAAATCATGCTGCAAGCATCTTCATTGCGGAATAAAAAGCAGCTTATCGAGAAACTGAAAGGCATAGGGCAGAAAGCACCGCCTGACCCGGTACAGGAAGAAATCAAACTTCTTACGCTTGAAAAGCTCCGCAGAGAGGTTGCTAATCTCCGCACAGTCGGCATTAAGAACCTAGCCGATGCAGAATCAAAAGAAGCTGGCACTCAACTACAGATATACAACGCAGAAGTTCAGGCAATGGCACCTCAAACAGGAGAGCAACCATGAAAAGACTTATCATAACCGCCGCATTGATGACTTTGGCAACATCAGCCTTCGCGCTTCAGGAGTTCTATCCGACATTGTTCACCTCAGTGACCGCCAACGCATCATCGGCAGGGTTACAGACAGCCACTTACACCACCGCACAGCCAACTATTGTCAAGTTCCAGCCAAACGCCGCAGGAACGTACATTGTAGGCACTGGCACTCCGACCCCAATAGCATCAGCCGAGAGTGTCAGGATGGTTCTCAACGGAACTGTGACCTTTAAACTGGCTTCATCCGTTGCCAACAGCAAGGTATTCATCCAGCAGGGCAGTAATCCGGTGCAATATTAAAATTGACAAACTAGGTCAAAAGTGATATGGAGTGTCAAGAAATTGACGCCAAAATATTGACTAGAAAGGTTTAGACAATGGAAGATAAAATAGAAATAGTTGCGAAGGCTATTTTCGATGAGTGCAAAGAGCAAGGCATAGAGGAAATGTATTTTGATTCCGAGTGGCTTGATGCGTCAGAAGAAACCCGCAAAATGTACCGTACTATTGCCGAGAAAGTTTTGGCAGTATTGACGTAAAAGTGCCGCCGACTAACGGGCGAATTACAGCGCCGCCATGCTTAAAGGGCGAGAAAGGGCTTAAAAATGTCAGACCAGCTTGAGCAGTTCCTTAACCCACCGGAAGAAGAAGAAACGGGCGCACAAGAAACCACTGAGGCAGACGGGCAGGAAATAGTAAAGGAAGAAATACAGAAGCCGGAAGATGAACAGCGGGCCGCCGCCGCAAAAGAGACACCAGATGTGGAAGGGCTGAAACAGGCCATGCTTGCAGAAAGGCGCAAGCGTCAGGAACTCGAAGCAGAACTGGCAAAGAAAGCCCAAGAAGAAAAGCCGTATCTTGGGGAAGAGTACGAGGCCAGGTTTCAGGAGACGGAACAGCGGTTCCAAGCAGAATTAGTCCGGCAGAAACTTGATCTTTCAGAATCCATAGCAAGGGACCGACACGCCGACTTTGACGAGAAGTTTAACGTCTTCTCTGATCTGATTAAGCAGTATCCGGCGCTGTACCCTCAGATGGTTCAACAGGTCAATCCGGCAGAGTTCATGTATAAGACCGCCTCAAACGCCATGCGTATGAAGGAAATGGAAAACCCCGAAGAGTACGAGCGCAAGTTGAAAGAGAAGTGGGAAGCAGAATACAAAGCCAAAAACGAGAAGAAAGATACACCCCCTGTGTCAATAGCAGGTGCAAGAGGCGCAGCAGGTACGCACCAGGCCGCATGGCAGGGGCCAGCTTCACTAGACGACATACTCAAATAACTCTAACCCTTTGTGCCAGAACAGGCACCCGGAGAAAACATCATGGCAAATACAGCCGTAGCAGCCGGTTTGACCGTCCAGCAGTGGGACGAAAAGTTTTACACCGAATATATCAGGGCCAATCGCTTCAAGCGTTACATGGGAACGGATGAGAACGCAATCATCCAGATGAAAGAGGATTTGACCACCAAACCCGGCAAGACCGTTACCTATGCACTGGTCAACGCCCTGACCGGCGCAGGCAAAAGAGGTTCTGCAACACTGGTAGGGCAGGAAGAAAAGATGAACAGCCGCAGTTGTGCTGTTACCGTCGATAAAATCCGTAACGCCGTTGTTGTGCCGGAAATCGACGAGCAGTACAGCGCAATCGGCCTCCGCGACGCTGGTAAAGTCGTGCTTAAGGATTGGGTACTCCGCCTTACCAAGTCCGACATCATAACCGCGCTCGGCATGGTATCCGGCGACTACGCCGCAGGTATCAAAACCATCTGGCAGGCTACCGATGCAGGAGCTATCACCGCCGCGCAGGATGCATGGGTAACAGCCAACGTGGACCGCGTACTTTTCGGGGCCGCGGTTTCCAACTACTCCACGACCTTTGCAACCGCAGTAGGCAACGTGGATGACTCCGGCGACCTGCCGACCTATGCACGGCTTAACCTGATGAAGTCCCTGGCAAAACTCGCCTCTCCTGCCATCCGCCCGACGATGGTCAACGGTGACGAAGAGTGGTACACCGTATTTTGCGGTTCCAAAGCCTTCAAACGCTTCTCCGAAGATGCTACCATCGTGGGCTTCAACAAGGATGCAAGGGTACGCGGCCTCGACAACCCGCTGTTCACCGGCGACTCCCTGATTGCCAACGGTATGATTATCCGCGAAATTCCCGAAATCACCGACCTCGCCATTTCGGGCGGGACTTCTGCTGACGTTTCCCCTGTGTTTCTGTGTGGCGCTCAAGCCCTCGGCTTTGCCGTTGCGCAGCGGTCCAAGACCATCACCGACGACACCGACTACGGCGACAAGCAGGGCGTTGCCGTTCAGGAAATCCGTGGTATCCAGAAACTCATGTTCGGGACCGATGCATCCGTTGACACGACCACCAAGAAAGACAACGGCATTTTTACCGGCTTCTTCGCATGTCCGGCACTTGCCAGCGCATAACTAACCTGTCAGGGGGGCGATAAGCCCCCCGACTCATAAGGAGAGCATCATGGCAGGCGAAACCACTACCGATCTGGTCCCGACAACCGCGCTGATTTCCTCGGCAAGTTGCGGAGCATTGATTGCACAACCTCACACCGTGGCACTGAGAACAACCGACCTCGCCACTAACGACATTACCGGCGTTGCCAAAGTTCCGGCTAACTCCACTACTTTTGGCTTCTTCTTCTTCACCGATGATCTTGACTCCGGCAGCGAGGCGCTTGTCTGGTCGGTGCTTATCGGCACAACCGTTGTCCAAGCTGGTATCACCAATGCCGTAGCTAAAGCCGGTACGTTCTTTGCTTGCGCTGGTGGCCCGATCACCGTAACGGCTGATACAATCGTATCGTTGAAAGCCACAACCGCCGCAGCAACCGCCGTAGCCGGTAACTGCACACTTACCCAGTTTACACCACTTCTGATTAAGAAAGGATAGGGGGGCTTTAAACGGCCCCCCGCATATCACCATGAAATTTACCTACATTGGTTCAGCAAGAGAAACAACGGCATTTGATGTAACCTTTCCCGCAGGTGTACCAATCGAAGTAACCGACGAACACGCGATTAAGAAACTCAGCAACAACCCGCAGTTTGAGAGGGCGAAAGATGACAATCGAACAGTTAGCGGTGAAAGTGTTGAGCAAGCTGGGAGTACACCAAGCCGGAAACTCGCCACAGGCGGCAGACCTCGAAAACGTAACTGACGCTTATCAAGGCGTTTACTACATTCTGTTGGACGATGGCCTTGTAACATGGGCCTTGATGACAGGTGCAGAGTACACAGAAATACCTATTCGTTTTTCACTCCCTATTATTGACCTCATTTGTGCTGAGATAGCGCATTTCTATAACCTTCCCTCACCTCCCGAAGGATGGGGCAAAGTCAAGCAATCAGCAACCAACACAATCCGCCGTCAACTCGCATCCGGTCAACCTACAGAAGTAGTTGCAGCGGAGTATTTCTAAGTGATTAAACCCCTCCCCATAGGAGCAGGCTCAAACCTAGACGGTGATGCCACTTCCGCCGCCGATGGGGTAGCCGTTGCCTTCTACAATCTCTGGTTTGACCGGATGAACGCTATCCACACCGTTCCAGGGCTTATTCTCCACGACGACACCGGCGAAGTCGGCAAGGTTTACGAGTATTTCAGCAAGACCTTCGGAACAAGGGTAATCGTTTGCAACGGTAGGGTATGGACGCAGACATCTAAAGATGGCGCACTCACTGAGATAACGGGAGGTGCTTTATCACCGAATACACCGCCGACCTTTTGCGAAGATGTGAGCAGTATATTCATAGCCGCCGATTCCAAGATATACAGGATAGGCGCTACTCTTGTGCCGCTGGCTGGCAATTCTCCCGACCATGTAACCTCAATGATCTACCACGGCGGGTTTATCCTTGCGAACGGTCCTGAGATTGCCGGTGATGTTACCTACTCAGACGACAAGGTTAATGGTTATACGCTTTGGGAAGTCTACAACAACGAGTCCAAGCCTGACAAACTCCAGACCCTTGTGCTTGTGGATAACCAGTGGATTTATAACATCGGCCCCGAAACGCTGGAAGTGACGTTTTTCGGCGCCAATCCAGATAATCCCTTTGAAGCCAACAGGGGTAGGATATCTTCATTCGGAACGATTGCCAAGTTCTCGCCCGTTTATGACGGTCAATCCCTGTACTACCTGACCGAAGCCGCACAGAGTAGAAAGATTGTCCAGAACGTATCAGGAAGCGTTCAGACGATTAGTTTCCCGGTAGACGTACCTGTAGAGCAGTTTGAACGTGTAGACGATGCAGAGGGCTTCCTGATGGCTTTCAGGGGGCAGAACTTCTACTGCCTGCACTTCCCGACAGCCAATACAGAGATTAACGAGCAATTCTTTCCTGAAATCACCCTTGCTTACCATATCCAGAAAAAAGCATGGATTATATTGTCAAGATGGGATACAGAGGACGCACAGTGGAAGGCTTACCGAGGTGCGTCATTCTGCTACATTGAAGCATGGAATCTTCAACTTGTAGGGGGCAGGGACGGCAAAACCTATCGCATGTACTCTGATACCGAACTTGAGTATGAAGGTGAGTCTTTCCTTACTCACCGATGGAGAGACGACAACAAAAAAGAGTGGTCAAACCCCCGCCGTATCTCACTTGGCAAAGCCGGAGATTACAAAAGACCACAAGACCAGTATCAAATAGGACCACCGTATCTTAATAGACAACACGAATTGTCATACACGGACATGACCGATGCAGGAGAAGTGTTCAGGGCTTGCATCGTGTCCGGCAACATAAACCACCAGATAGACACTGCCAAGCGCCCTAATTACTTCCGCTACAACGTGAAGCGCGGGACTAATGAGTTTATTATCAACACCATATCCGAAGATGTTGACGCACTGAGGCGTTAGAAAGGTTAACCGTGAAGATACCAAAGAGTTTCAAGTTGATGGGGCATACCATAGATATAGAGATTGACCCATCGATGGTTAATGTTGTTGATTGTACAGGTGAAGCGCACTACCGATTCAACAAAATAAAAATACAAGGCGCAGAAGGGTATGTCGGGAGGCCACAAAGCAAAACCGAGCAGACATTTTGCCATGAATTTATACACTTTTTGCTATATTTCGGAGAATGCCACGACACAAAAGAACTGTACAAGAATGAGATTGTTGTAGATAGGCTTGCTTCTCTGTTGCACCAAGCTCTTTCAACGATGGAATATGAATAATGAGCCGCAGATTCGGTGAAATAGTCCCTGCAACCCCCGGCGAACTTGAGCAGTTCTATTTGCAGGTAGTGGACAAGCTAAAAGGCACGAGTTCAACCCTTGAGGAAGTAGACCAGCGGAGTAATTGGCCGGGTGCGCCGATAGTGGCAGACCTTGACAGGGCGATAAGGGGATTAGCTGATTCAGCCGTTGCACCATTAAGAGCGCAGATATCAGAACTTGAACAGAAGTTGAGAAACCAGCAAGGGCAATCGGCCAATATCATAGCCGAACTTGAGCGCAGAATAGACAGCATAGAAAAATCAGCGAGGTTCTAACATGGCAACCACACCAAAGCAGTTCATAGCAGGAACACTCTTACCGGCTTCACCAGCGGCGGCATTGGGCAGTTACGTTGCGGAGTACACGGATAAGCTGTATGAGTTCATATTCTGCAACACACATACCTCTGCCGTAGGGGTGACGATCAACCTTGTACCTGCCGCCGGTTCGGCAACCGCATCCAACCGGATTCTTGACTCGACAAACTACGTCCTGAATCCTGGCGAGACTCGCAGATTCGGGCTTGAGCAGAGACTAGCCACCGGCGGAACAGTGTACGGTTTTGCCACCGTAGCCGACAAGGTATCAGTTCACCTCTCAGGAGATAGGGTAACTCCTTAATGGAAAAGGGCTTTATATCAGAGCATCACCCTTTTGCGCGAGGGACTAACCGCGAAACCTGTTTTGAGGATATGCAGTTTCGCATCAGTTCCGGCAGAATTGCAATGGCGAATGCCCCTGATTGGGAAGTCTTTACTACCAATACCAGTGAGTATGCTTTTGATGTAAACGATTATATAGATTTAGGAGCAGAGGAAACCCCGCATTGGTGGGCGGAGGGAACGCCATACAAAATCCACTTGCACATCACGACACTGATAGCCAATGCAACGGGCGCTAATAGATATGCCAAATTCACCGTTCACATAGCATACGCTGGCACAGATGAAGCCTGGACAGAAACACCGTTTACCGCTGAATTGACCATACCGACAGGGACACCGGCTTTATTCAACACCAAGCTCGCAATAGGGACACTGACTTTGCCAACACACAAGATAGGCATGCACATTAAATGTAGACCCGTAAGGATTGCGGCCACCGGAGGCACTGAATACGCAAGCCATATCTTCCTGACGCAAGTAGGTATTCATGCCGAGAAAGACAGCGAAGGTTCAAGACAGGAGTTTATCAAGTGATTAAAACTCTAAGCCTATGCCCTGTTTGCTACAAGAAGATACCAGCCGACATTATCAACCACGATGGTGCGGTATGGATGTTCAAGGAATGTGACGTACACGGCAAGTTTTCGGCCTTAATGGAAACCGACTCTGCTTTCTTCACCGCCTTTTATAAAGAAGGGACATTGGGTAAGAACAAATCAATCATTGTCCATTCATACAACCAATGCAACATGACTTGCAAATGGTGTTACTACCCAATGGGCAAAGAGCGCATACCGACTGTTGAGGAAGTCAACCAGATTCTAGGCATGTATCGGGGCTTCAACATTATGCTCTCCGGTGGAGAACCTACCATAGACCCTGAGTTTTTCCTGAAAGTGGCGCAATACACAACATTGGGATGGGGAGTGTCGGCAATAACTAACATGATACAGCTTGCCGATGAACGATTCCTTGAAGAAGCAATGGCAAGCCCTTTGAAGGTAGGGAATACGCTTAATTTTGCCTGTTCTTTCCAGCATCCCAAGAACCATTCAAGCGAGATAACCAGTGCGAAGTTTCAGGCGCTTCATAATATGGAAGTACGGGGAGTCCAACCGGCCTGCCTGATGTTCTCCATTCAATCACTTGATGAATTGAATTGGATTGAAGAGTTCTATTCACGAACAAAAGGGCATTACCCCATGATACGGATACGGGGAATGTTCAGGAATTGGGCGGCAAATGGGCTTAAAAAAGACTTCTATCTGTCTGACCTTTACAAGGCTGTATGTGAGAAGTTTGGCAAGTATTCACCCGTTCAGTCCGTGAAGTCGGAACACTCAAACCTGTATTGCCTGTATCTGTCTCTTGACGATGGCACACAGATTTCACTAAGTTGCGCTCCTGACGTTAACGACCTTGATTACCACCAATGTTCAAGGCCGGTTTATATGCTGGCAAGGGACTTAAGGTGCTACCCTGTTCCGATAGCTCAAATCATAAACGAAGGAATAGACAAAGGCTGGAAAGACGGTTTCAGCTTGGAAAAGGAGGCTTAATATGTGGGTAGCAGTAGGGACGATAGCAGCGGCGGCAATAGGCGCGGGCGCTTCATATATGGCCTCAGAGAATTCAGCAGACGCAGCGGGAGCAGCAGCCGACCAGCAGGCGCAATCAAGCGCAGCGGCATTAGGTTTGCAGCGGGACCAGTTCAACTACCAAAAATCACTGAACGAACCATTTTACAAAGGTTCAATGCCTGCCTATTACCAGCTATTGAGCGCCGTAACCGGACAGCCGCAGTCTTACGTTGACCCGAGCGCACCAGGGGCTAAGACTCTGACAGATCAGGAAATCAGGAACGCGAACATCGCTGCTATTCAAAAACAGTTCCCTGACTGGACTGATACACAGATTGCAATAGGTTTGAAACATCCTGAAAACCTGCCGTACCAATACGGGACAGACTATTACAGAGATGCAAGCGGAAACATAACCACTCAAGCCCCCGCAAGCGCCATGAAGTCAACCGGAGTATGGCAACCAACTGAAACACCCGCTTACGCATGGCAACAGCAACAGGCCAACAAGAACAACAGCAGGACTTTAAGGGCATTGGGCAGAGAAAACAGCTCTTACGGCATGGGCGAACAATTCAAGACTCAGCAGAATCTTGCCGCTAATGAATACGATAAACAGTTATCGCGTTTATCCGACCTCACCAACGTAGCAAGGGGCGGAGCATCGACCTTGACCCAAGGCGGAAACGCTTATTCAACCGGCGCGGCTAATAACCTTATTAACAGCGGAAATAACCAAGCAAATGCGACTCTTGCAGGCGGGATGATGCAACAGAACAACCTATACAACGCAATCGGCACCGGCATGGGCGTATTAAATACCGGCCTGAAAGCATACAACGCCGGAAGTTGGGCGCAACCATCCACATATAACGCTAACAAGCCAGACGATGAGTTCACCTAGGGGGCATTATGGCAGACGTTGACTACATGAAATATGCCGCTTACATGGGCGCACGTAACCCGATAGCTACGGGCTTGAATGACTTGGGCGATACGATTGACCAAGACCGTAGAGTTAGAATTGCCGAGCAGGAAGGGCAGCGCCGGAACTCGCTGGCTGACTTGCAGATTCAGAACGCACAAGCGACAGCCGCAGATACGGCGGCACATCAGGGGGCGTTGAAAAGTGTATATGGCGCACCTGATATGCAGACCGCCTATTCCATGCAGATGCAAGCAGAACAGCAGCAGAAAGCAATGGAAGCCGAGCAGAAGGGATTTACCAACTATCTTAACACCGTAACCGCACTGGACAATGTGAAGGGTATCGACGCTGACACAAAGACCCTTATTGCAAAAGAGTTTTTACGACAGAATCCGAAGTATGCCCCGATTGCCGATGTATTGACCTATGTTGACTCCAAAGGCATTAAAGCCGCCCGTATGTATAAGGATGGCGAACTCAAAGACCCTGTGAATGGTCAACCTTTACCGGCAGGCTACTATGAAACCGAAGGAACGTGGACGGGCGATATTACTAACCCTGTCAAGTTGACCAGTTATAAACTAGGTGCAGACCCGACAGCAAAGAAAGCGGAATACAAAACCCGCAGTTATGATAAGGGCAATCAGCACATAACGGAAGAGTCACAGGACGGCGGCATGACTTGGAAACCTGTAGCCACAGCGCCAAGATACAAGCCGCAATCAGGAGGGGCAGGCAGACCTGAAAGGGACTTGCCTTCCGGTATTCAGGATAAGATTTCTACAAAGCTCGAAATTTATAACGACTGGTCAACACTGAAAAACAATTTCAAACCTGAGTTTATGCCTTCAACTCCGGTTAAAAGCATCAATGAGATGCAGATTAACCTTAACAAGATATTCGGCAAGAATCAAGCCGCAGTTGATTGGTGGACTCAATACTTTGACGCACGAAACATCATCTTGAAAGAGCGTTCAGGCGCAGCGGTAATGGAACCGGAGTTCAGGCGATTTGAACAGGGTACTATTGCGGCTAACACAAACCCGACCACAGTTATAAACTATCTTGACCGCAGCGAAAAGAAATACAAGCAGCACGTTGATTCCTACCTTGAAGCCAACAGGAAGAACCACCCTGAGTCCGTCAAGGCTTTTGAGAATGCCTTTGGGTACCAAGGCAAATCATCACCGGCAACAACAGGCAAAGCACCAAAAACGGCAAGCGATTACCTCAACAAGTTCAAATAGGGGATACCATGCCAACCGTACAAGAAGTATGGAAAGACCCTGACTTTTTACGATTGCCGCCACCTGAGAAAACAAAGGTGATGCAGGCTATCGATACTGACTTTGCCTCGTTACCTTCTGTTGAGCAGAACAAGGTGATAATGCAGCTAGGTAGGCAGGGTAGACCGGCAGAGGCTTCAAGACCCCCTACCATTCCACAACAGCAAGCTATTGACGAAATGGGGGCAGGAAAAAAGCTACTTACCGGAATAGGCGCAGGTATGTATGACGCTTATAAAGGTGTCCAGCAAGCAGGGGCAACGCTTGGCAATAAGGTCGGTTTGGTGGATGATTCCACCGTTCAACGGATTACTCAAGAAGGAGAGGATGCAAGGCGGGATTTTGCGCCTCTTAAACAGCAGAGTAAAGCGGCATCAGCGGGTAACTTCATCGGAAAGACTGTACCTTACTTGACCGTGCCGGGGGGAGTGGCAGGGGGCGCAATATCTCGCGCTGGTACTTCTGCCCTTGCCGGTGGCTTGATGGGCGCAACAGAGTTTGTACCCGAAGGGGAAAGCCGACTAGCCAATACAGGATTAGGGGCTTTATCCGGCGGGGTAGCATCGGCGGGACTGTCAGGGCTTGGCAAGCTTTACAACACATTTGCCACGGATGCAACAAAAGCCCTGCCAACCCAACAACTAGCCGACAAGTTTAATATACCAGTAACGCTTTCAGAGGCTAAAGGGCAGGGGAGCAAACTAGACACCCTTATGGAGCGAGTACCTTCTATATTGGGTATCAGAGGATTCAGGGAGAAACAGGCCGCAGCAGCAAAAGACGCGGCAACAACACATTTCAGCAAATACGTCACCGACCCGAATCAATCTACAACCGCCGCCATGAAAGATGTCAACGACAAATACATTGATAGCCTTTACCAGAAGGTTAAGCAATCCACGCAATCATTACCATCAGGGGCAGCGCCAGAAGTAAAGAAAGCTGCAACTGAATTACTTGACCGATACCCGACCATTTTTGAATCAATACAAGACACCAAGCTGAAAGGCATACTTAAAAATATCATTGAGGATACATCTACAAAAAATAAAACTATAGATGTCATGGACGAGTTAGGAAACCACAGGACTATCGCCGGTACATCAGGAGGCCACGCCAAACCACTAGCAGTAACCGTGCTTGATGCTTCCGGCAAGCCGATAATGAAACAGGTACAGGCCAAGGTATCCTTTGACGATCTATGGACACTCAGAAAGGCTATTGGGGCTGCTAAGGGTACAGCAGTCAAGCAGGGCAATGATGAAGCGGCAAGCCAATTCAGCCGTATTTACGCCTCTGTGAGCAACGACATGGATAATATGCTCAAGCAGGCTGGTGGCCCTGCTATAAACGAGTTCAAAGCGGCGAATGAAGCGTTCAAACAGTACAGCCTTAAATTCGATGTAATGCGAGAGGCATACGATAAGGCAATGGGGACAATCGGAGCAGGAACAGCGGGGTTCTTCTCCCCTCAAAAGTACGGCACCGCCTTAAAGAACCTAGCCAACGACCCGAAGAACAAACCAAACATAAAATGGTCACCCGGCGAAATTGACGAAATGACCGGCCTCGCCAATATTCTGCAAGTCACCAAGAGAGCAGGGCAGTATCTGGAAAACCCCCCTACCGGAAACAGATGGGGGGAGATAGTCACAGGTGGAACAGTAGGAACGGGGGCATACGCAGCAGGGGGACTGGCTGCAACAGCAAAGACAGCAGGCGGAGCAGCCGCAGCCGCTTTAGTTACCAAATTCATCACCACAACACCGCTAGGCAAACGCCTTGCTCTTTCAGCATCCAAACTCAGCCCAACAGGGCA